TCTGCATAAGCACCTTGGCTTGGCGTACATTGAGTGAGTCGATGTACTTGTCCATGTCGTCTGCTGTGCGGTGCATGATTAGCTGCGCTCGCTTCTCTACTGTCTCAGCGGGGGGTGGCTCTTGGCGTGGTGCTTGGGCACTCACCATCTGCGCTAGGCTCATGTTCTGCACCTATCGAATCAAAACTTTATTCTGTGAAGACTTGGAGGTAAATGTATGAGCAAGATAAAAATTCAACTGGTTGAAGACGAAGAAACCCCAACCGTGTTCGAGCGATTTTGGGACGGTCTGATGACGTTTGTTAAATGCGTAGGGGCGTTCGTCGCCGTCTGCTTTGCCATTGGTTATTTCGGTGATACCAAGGCGCAGTCTAAGCAGTGCGAACCAACTAAAACCGTATTAGCAAGGAGCATATTCAAATGAAAGAATACTTGATAAACAGAAGCGACACACTGGCATTTCCAGTTCCAAATATGAACACAGGCATGACCCTGCGTGATTACTTTGCAGCCAAGGCTATGCAAGCGTTAATTGACAACGATAATTTATTTTTCGAGATACCAACACGGGCTTACGAAATAGCAGACGCAATGATGGCTGCTAGGAGTGCAACATGAGAGTGCGAGTACGACTACATCCAAAAGGATATTGGGTTGTTGAAACCAAACGCTGGTATGAATTTGACTGGCAATATGAGAACATGTTTTCGGGCGACGACAGTTACGAACGAGCCAAAGCATACGGACAGACATTGAAGTACCAACAATACGAGGAGATTGAATGAAAGAAGAACTAATGAATATGGTTCAACAGGCTGTCAATAGCATTCCTGACCACGTTGATTTTGAGATACCCAATGCGTTTGCAGAAGCCTTTGCCGACTTAGTAGCAGCAGCCGAGCGTGAGAAGGTTGCAAAACAATGGGAGCAATGGCATGGGTTCGACAAGCACACCGTTGCAGCATTTATTCGAGCAAGAGGAGAAACAAAATGAACCACTTAAAGAACGTATGGGAATGGCTGATAAACCATTGGGTCATGCCGACCCCTGCGGAACTTATCGCCGAGGAACTGATACAAGCGCAGCGCACTAAGTTGCGCCATCAATCAAGCATGGAGTACCACACCGCCCTTGTTGCGTACAACGTGGCACGGATTAAACGCTTGGAATCCCTGACCGCAAAACAGGAGGTGGTGGAATGAAAGAAGCATTTGAAAGGATGACAGGTATGCCTGATGCGTGGACAAACCCTGCGCTGATGGTTTCACGAAACGCTTTTATTCAAGGGTGGGAAGCACGGGCGCAACATGATGTAGACGCAACCATCATTCAATACCACGAAGCCACAATCAAAAGGTTGGAAAAGCGTATTGAAGAATTGGCACAGCCAGTACAAGAGCCTTGGTGCATGAAAATGAACGGCTGCAAAACCAAGTGTGCAGATTGCCCCGATGAGCCAGCACAAGAGCCTGTAGCGTGGCTTGATGAAGAAGAGAAAATTATCTATTGGCACAACACACATGAGACTGATGATTACCACGGTTTTAGGCGTACAACACCTCTCTACACCACCCCACAACAACGCCCTTGGATGGGGCTGACGGATGAGGAGATTGACTACCTCTATGTTGAACATCGGGGTGACGGTGGGCCAACAGCAATATGTGAACAATTTGCTAAAGCTTACGAAACCTATCTCAAGGAGAAGAACAATGGATGACAAAGAACTACTTGACTTTGTAGAGCAGCGTATGTTTAACGTGATGTTGGAAGGTTGCCTAATGACTGACCACTTAGGCCCGCCAACCGACACAGGTTCGTGGTCAGTGTCCTTTCGTTCAGACACCATTGCCCGACTATTGGATATGGCGAAGGAGAAGAGCAAATGAAAGACTTAGCGTATTGGCAGAAGCAATTTGAAACATACATAGCGCAATGGTCTAACGCCACTGCTGTATATAGAACGCTACCCGAATGGAGCAAGCGGGACTGTGCGAGTGCTATGAAGGCGTGGGTTGGAAGTGGACTTGTAAAGGAAAAGCTATGAAAGACGAAGACGATGACATCCAAGTTTACCAACGCCCTTGGGTGGGGCTGACGGAGGCGCAATTCTTGGAGGCTGTACGGCTTGCCGAGAACGGTAATTATTTAGTTGCATTTGTTCGCATTCAAGAATGGCTAAAGGAACAGAACACATGAAACTAGCAGCAGGTAACCCGAACCTAATGAAGAAGATAGCGCCAGTGGCAAAGCCAAGGACGTTCAACCACGTCAAGGACGGTCAGGTGTATGTGCCTGAGAAGAACGAGCCTGTACGACCCGGGGCTACGGATGCGCTCAAGATTCAGAGCCGCGGATACAAAACTTAAAGGAACAACATGTTTACGCAATACCAACAAACAAAACTAAAAGACCTAGTGCGCCCGAAGATTGGGACGTACTACCAAGGCACAGTGAACATCCGGCTCAACGAGTTAATCGACAACCTGCATGAACAGTACCCCGAGTTCTTTCACCAAGATGCAAACTCCTTACGCAAGCGGGTATTCTTTGACGAGCCAGCGCGTGTGCCCGGGTACGCACCCATACCAATGGCAGGGTTTATCAAACCCGCAGAAGGATGGAACCGTGAGTAGATCAACACACCCGAGCATCCGCAGGCTGCTGCACCAATACCACGACGGGCTTACCTCTATGGAAATAGCTGAGCGTCTTGAAATGAGGCCGGACTCTGTGCGTAACGCATTGAAGAACATGCCGGACACATACATTGACCGATGGCATCCAGTAGTCCACGAGCCGCCCCATGCAGTGTGGTGCGCAGTAGTACCGCCCGAAGATTGCCCTAAACCTAAAACGAAAGGAAAAGCATGAACGACATACCAAACTTTGCCGCATGGAACAACGAGAACTTAGCGAAGTTCGCTGAGGATTCATACCGCAAGATGCAGGAACAACAAGACCATATCGCGCAACTTCAGGGTGACTTGAAGGATGCGCTGTACGAGATACGCCGACTATTTTGGGAGGCCAGCAAATGAACGAGCACGACACAAACCTACGGGACTTAGCTGCCATGTTCGCTATGGCGGGGCTGCTGATGCGTGGCCGAGAAGACATACGCATAGTGGACTCGGCGTTTGATATAGCTGACAAGTTCATGGAACAACGACAACCCCAAGCCGTGGATGAACCGGATGCTGGTATCGCTGCGCTTAAACCAAAACGAGGAGCTAAGAAATGACACCAGAAGGACTTGTAAAGAAGGCCGTCAAGAAGATACTTGACGAGGCAGGGGTGTACTACTTCATGCCTGCGGCTAACGGCTTCGGTCGTGCTGGCATACCTGACATCATCTGCTGCGTGGACGGTACGTTCGTAGCGTTTGAACTCAAGGCGGGTAAGGGCAAGACGACAGCGCTGCAAGATCGGGAGATCGCAGCCATACTAAAGAACGGCGGTTATGCCACCGTTATCAACGAGACTAACGTCTACAAGGTGAAGGAGGTTATTGAATGGATGCAAAAGAGTTCGACGCTATTGGAACGCTGATCGAGAGCCGCATACTGCAGATGACTCCCGAGCGCAGGGACTCCATGATTCATTTGTTTGAGCGCTTGTCTCGCGGCTTTGTTGGTGATGAGAACGGAGCGCTGATAGTGGTAAAGCACGAAGGCCATGTGGAGATCATGGCGGTTAACTTGGACGAGTTGGAAGCATCCGAGTTGATGGGCGTGTGCGCTATTAAGTTGCACGAAGAGATGATGTCAGGCGCTCCCGAAAGCGGGCTGTTAAATTAAAAGGAAACCAATGAGCGCACCATACGATCAGATACTGACGATTGATTTTGAAACCTATTGGGACAGCAAAGGCGGGTACACGCTGTCGAAAATAACAAACGAGGAGTATGTACGTGATGATAAATTTAGAGCGTTCGGAGCTTGCATCCATGTATACGGAAGCAACGCAGTTACTCAATGGTATCGAGGAGATGAGCTTCATCGAATCCTATCGACATACAACTGGGAGCGAACAGCAATCTTGGCACATAACGCCCAATTTGATGGATCAGTCTTATCTTGGCGGTACGGGGTCAAACCCTGTTTCATCTTCGACACCCTGTCAATGGGGCGGGCTCTTCGAGGAATTGAAGTGGGTAACTCTCTCGCAAAATTGGCCTCCGACTTTTCCCTCCCCCCAAAAGGGACTGCTGTTCACTCCACTGATGGCCTCACTGAAATATCGGCGGAAATTGAAAAAGAACTCGCAGACTATTGTAGGCATGACGTATATTTGTGTGAGGAGATATTTAAGCGTTTCGTTGTTGGATACCCTACATCGGAACTACGGCTCATAGACATGACCTTGAAGATGTACACGCAGCCTTGCTTGGTGCTGGACAAGCTGATGCTAGTCAATGCGCTGGAAGAAGAGAAGGAGAAGCGTGAGGAGTTGCTGACACGCCTTGGTGTGACGGATGCTGCGCTGGCAAGTAACGGACAGTTTGCTGAGTTGCTAAAGGCTGTAGGCATAACGCCGCCCATGAAGAAAAAGAAACCAACGGCTAAGACACCTAAGCCTATTGGTATGAACTTCGCCTTTGCCAAGACGGATGCCATGTTCCAAGCCATGCTCAACGGGGACAACGAGGATGCTGCTGCGCTATGCGAGGCACGGCTCAAGGTTAAGTCAACTACCGAGCGCACTCGAGCGCAACGGTTCCTTGAGATCGCAGGCCGAGGTACTCTACCTGTGCCGCTGTCGTACTACGGCGCACTGTCAGGGCGGTGGACGGCCAGCAAGGGGAGCGCCATTAACATGCAGAACCTAAAGCGTGGGTCGTTCCTACGCAAGGCGATCATGGCTCCTGTTGGGTATCAGCTTGTTGTGGGTGACTTGTCTCAGATCGGGCCGCGTGTGCTGGCATGGCTAGCGGACTACCAAGACCTGCTGAGCATCTTCCGTTCGGGTCAGGATGCCTACGCACAGTTCGGGGCGCAGATGTTCAACATCCCCGGCATGACCAAGGACAGCCATCCAGTGCATCGCCAGTCAGCGAAGTCGGCTCTGCTTGGTGCAGGGTATGGGCTTGGGTGGGCATCGTTCGCTCAGCAGCTATTGGTCGGGTTCCTTGGCGCACCACCACTGCGCTATACCAAGATAGACGGACGGCAGCTAGGCGTTACGCAAGCGTACATCGACAAGTTCTTGGGTTGGGAAGATAACGTCAAGAAGCTGCTGGAGATACCGCACATCTGCACCATGAAAGAGTTGGTCATCCACTGCGTTACTGCCAAGAAGATCATCGACATCTACCGTGCAACAGCGCATCCTGTGGTGACGTTTTGGGAAATGTGTTCGGGGCTTATCAACTCATCCCTGTACGAGGGCGAGGAGTACACCTACAAGTGCCTCACCTTCCGCAAGGAGGAGATCGTGCTGCCAAACGGCATGAGCCTGAAGTACCCCAACCTACGCAAGCAGTACGAGCGTGATGCTGACGGCATCCTTACAAAGAAGTTTAACTGGGTGTACGGAGACGACGCTACCAAGCTGTACGCAGGGAAAGTAACCAACAATGTTACGCAAGCAGTTGCACGGATCGTCATGACTGATGGTATGCTACGGGTATCTAAAAAATATTTTGTGGCTGGAACTGTTCATGATGAGCAGATTGCAGTTGTACCTGATGAACAGGTTGAGTACGCTAAGACTTGGGTCTTGGCGCAAATGGTCATGGAGCCAAAGTATTTGCCGGGGATTCCCCTAGCCGCTGACGGTGGTGCGCACCGTAGATATGGACTAGCAAAAGGATAGGAGAAGTTATGCCGACAAAACTAAAAGCGCAGTTTCCAAGGCGCATGCGAGTAGGTAAGAAGATGTACTCAGTCGAGATCGTGGAAGCCATGCTCGATAAGAAGATCATAGGTAATGTCCACTACGACAACCAACACATTGCGATTGCATCGCGTCACCCACACACGGGTCGTATGCTTGCAGGCGCAGAGGTTAGGGATTCGTTTTGGCACGAGTTGGTTCACGCAATTCTGCACGACATGGGGCGACACAACCTCAACCGTGACGAAGTGTTTGTTACTGGGTTCGCTAACCGGCTATCGAAAGCCATTGACTCTGCGAGGTTCTAATGCCAAAGGTTGTATGGTCGCACTCAGCGCTCAAGGATTACGAAAGCTGCCCTAAGAAGTACCAAGAGGTGCGCGTACTCAAGAAGTACAAGTTCACCGAGACGGTTGCCACCCTGTACGGAACGGAGCTACACAAGGCTGCGGAGGAGTACATCGGCGAAGGTAAGGACTTGCCAGCGCAGTTCGAGTTCATTAAGCCAACGCTCGACGCGCTTATCAAAAAGCCCGGGCGCAAACTCGTTGAGCATCAGATGGCGCTTACAACCGATCTCGTTCCCTGCAAGTGGGTTGGTCCAGAGGTGTGGGTACGCGGCATTGCCGACTTGCTTATCATCGACGACGACAACCTTACAGCGTGGGTGGTGGACTACAAGACAGGGAGCAATAAGTACCCTGACAGGGAGCAGCTAAAGCTCATGTCCAT